CAGAAACCTACACTTATATTCCTGCCACGTTAGACGACAATAAAAAACTCGACTTGCTTGATCCAAGTTACCGCAAGAAACTTGATTCCATGCCAGAGAATAAACGAAAACAATTATTAAAAGGTTGTTGGGGAGCCACAGAAGATAGTGGTTTATATTTCAGGCGTGAGAGTGTCCATATAGCAGAAAGAGTTCCGTTTGGAGCGCAGTATGTACGTGGTTGGGATATGGCATCTTCTGAGATTACAGCTAACAATCCAACCGCTGACCCCTCGATGGGACTTAAGTTTGCCAAGTGTAAGCAAGGTTATTATTATATCTGTGGTATGAACAGGTTCTTTAAACGTGTTGGTGCCCGTAATCAAGAAATTATAAACACTGCACACAGAGATACAGCAGAGTGCCATGTAGTTACTGCCGTAGACCCAGCAGCCGCTGGACGTACAGCTTTTGAATACTTTGCAAAAGAAATGTCAGCAGAAGGCTTTGTATGCAGAGCTGACCCTATGCCAATTAATGCTTCCAAGGTTAATAAGGCTGAACCTTTCTTTGCTGCATGTGAGAGTGGTCTAGTATATGTAGTTGAATCTGAGTTCTCTAAAGAAGACTTACAATTGTTCTACCGTGAACTTGAAAGTTTTAATGGTGAACGCTCAACTGCCAACCGACACGATGAGTCTGTGGATTGTGCTGCAATGTGTTTCAATTATTTAGCCAAGAAGAAAATTCACACAGTAATGCGTATACCAGAGGTACACGCCCCATCTATCAAAAAACAATATGAACTATAACAGGAGAGAAAATGTCAGAAGACATTAAAGAAGCTCCTCAACCAGTTGACATTAGCAAAGCTGAATCAAATCCCACACCATCCCAAACAAGAATGAAGTTTGCCGAAACAGGCCAACCATTCATGAAAGAAGTTGGTGGTTGGATACGTGACCAAGCTAAATATGAATTACAATTCCCACGGTCTATTCAGACATTTGCGGATATGCGTAATCATGCTGTTGTTGATGCTGGAGCTACGGTGGGAGAAGTGTTTCTCACTAAGTCTCTCCTTAAAGGGAGGTTTGTAGCGGGGAACCCTAAAGACCAGAGAAGTAAAGACGCTGCGGCATTCCTCAACTGGAACCTCAAGAATTTAGAAAGTGGTGGATGGTATGAAGCCATTACGAACATTATCACTTGCTTCCAAAATGGATTTAGCTGGCAAGAAAAAGTATATGCTAAGAATGACTCTGTAGAGTGGTCAGATAAGTTTAAATATAAACTTAAGAAGATTGCACCTAGAGCAGCAGATAGCGTCCAAGAGTGGGTGTGGAAGGATGCTGTTACTAAAAGAGACTTAGTTGGTCTTAAGCAGTATAAATCGAATACGTTGAATAATCCATTCAATACAATCAACACTATTAATATGACACAAAGTTCAAGCAACAATGTGTTATCTCCTGTTATACCTTTAGATAAACTTCTATTATTCTCTTGGAATGGTACTAACGGAAACCCTCAAGGAAAGAGTGATTTCATAGGTTGTTATAAGAGTTACAAAGAGCTGTCTATGGTGGAAAGTTATGAACTTTTAGGAGTGTCCAAAAGCTTAGCTGGTGTCCTAGTTATACGTATGCCAACAGACCATTTAAATAAGGCAATGGAAGACCCAACCAGTGATGAAGCCAAAGCACTTAGTGCCTTTAAGAAACAATGCTCTGCTATCCAACAAGGTGACCAGACGTTTATCATATTAGGCTCTGACGTACAAGGTGAAAATGGAAATGGAAAATATGTTTATGATATGGGATTACAAGGCATTGAGGGCAATGCTGGTAATAACAACACCAAAGACGTTATAGCCATGAAAGAGAAATCAATTCTTAACTCTTTTGCCGCAGGGTTCTTAACCCTAGGTGACACAGGGGTTGGTTCATACTCTCTAGCTGATACTAAACAATCACTACATGCATTCTACATGGAACGCAAGCTTATGTTCATCGCTGACATTCTACAGAGACAAGTTGCAAAACAACTTCTTGAATTGAATGGATGGAAGATGACTGAAAGTGATATGCCTATATTTGAATATGGTGACCTTGATGATGCAGACTCAGATATTGCATCGAAGGCTGCTCAACGTTTAGGCTCAGTGGCACTCTTCCCTAAGAACAAAGGTATGTTGCTCCAAATGTGGAGACAATGTGGATTTGACCCTATTGAGCTAGAAGACCTACCAGAAGATGAGATATTAGCAATGCTAACTGACTTCTCTAGCCGCTCTGGTGACGGAATGGCAGAGGGTATGCCATCAGGCACTGGTTCTGCAAATGGTAATAACTCTGCAACAAACATGGAGAACGCTCCCTAGATGAAACATGAAAAATTAGTAAAAGCATTTATGGACTTCCTTGATAAGAACTTCGGTGATGTTGTTACAGAAGAAGTACACCAAGATGTAGAGGTTCGTAAGTCAGTTGATGAGATGGAAAGACGAGCATTATTTGTTGTCTTAGCCCCTCAGAATGAGGATGGCACAACAGATGACCTTCATGGTGACTGGTATGATGCCCAAGACGTTGTAGAGGCTTGTAGAAGCTTTAACGTACATTGTCAGAAAGCTAATCTATATCATAGCACAATGGTTGATGAGAGTATTGCTATTATTGAACAATCATACACATCACCATCTGCCTTTGATATCGAGAAGCAAGATGGTTCTATTGTACATATTAAAAAGAATACATGGTTACAAGAATGGCACTTCCCTGTTAAGAAAGGTGACACCACTTGGGATGATGTCCTAGCAGAACGTTTCACTGGTTTATCAGTCAAGTGTGGCGCTATGGGATATTCACTAGAGGATGATAAATAAATGGCATTACCAGCAAAACGTAGATTACTTAAATTCAACTTTGAAGAAGAAGGCGCTCATGTTGCCTTGGTATCAAAGGGTGCTAATGGTGTTCCCTTGTTAATAGCAAAATCTGTTAACAACCTACCATCAGTTAGTGACTATGTAAAAGTACAGAAAGCTTTAGAACAAATCACAGTGACATTATCAATGGAAGAATTTCTACGTAAGTTCTTCGATATGTACTACGATGATGCAGAGATGCTTACTAAGCTCCTAGGTTTTGAAACAGAATGGGAATCAAGAGAGAAAGAGTTAGGTGGCGTTGAAACATGGTCCCATTCTGATTGGCTGGAATCCCGTGTAGATAAATTTACTATAATGAAATCATTGCATGAAAACACTGTGTCTAATGTTGATGCTGATGACTTTATTGAAATTCTTGCTTTGCAAGAGACTATTGAAAAGGCTCTATTAGAGCATAACCCCAAAGGAGATCCACTAGTGGAAACCGTCAATGTAGAAAAGGCTCAATATGAGCAACTCGAAAAGAATGCTAACGAGAAAGAAGTTGCCGTAGCCAAAGCTGCACAACTGGAAAGCGAAGTGGCAACTTTACAAGAAGAATTAAACGTAATCAAAGCAGCTAAAGAAGCTTCTGCTCTAGAAGTAGTTAAAGCTCAATTAGTTGGTTTAGTTGCAGAAGACCAGTTGGAAGGCGTAGCTAAGAGTTTACATGCACTTGGTGCTGAAGCTGCCCAACCAATTATTGATTCAATGACAGCCGCTAAAACTGCTGTAGAAAAATCAACATTGTTTGAAGAAACATCCCACGCTGACGAAGTAGTTGTAGAGAAATCTGCTGCTGAGAAATCTGCTGAAACTCGTGCTGCATATTTAGCAGAACAAGCTCAAAAATCAATTCTTTAATTAAAGATTAAAAAGGAAATATTAAAATATGGCTACTATCGCTTCACGTAAACCTGTCCTATCAAGTGTATTGATGCAGGATTCTTTCAACGTTGTTGAAAACTTTAACTATCAAGTAAGCACAATCGAGCAAGCTGCTGATACCACTGTTGCAATTGGTACTGTTGTTGTTTGGTCTGTTGCAGACTCAGCATTCCGCGTACTATTAAACGCAGACGTTGCTTTATTACCAGCTACTTCAGGTTTAGCTAACGGCGCTCCAATTGCTGTTGTTGTAGGTTTTGATGCTCTTGGTGATGCATATGACAAAGAATTCGTAGCAGCTACCGCAGACAAAGCTACATTGTTATTCCGTGGTTTAGCTTCAGTTAAAAGCTCAGGCTTAAAGTTTGATGCTGGTGTAAGCGCTCCAAACCAAGCTCTAGTATTAAAGCAACTAGAAAAACAAGACATCGCAGTTAAAGCTGCCTCTGTTGCAGTCGCTTCTGACTTCTACAGCGCTTCTATCTAATCATTCGGAGAATAATAAATGCAATTCGGTAAATTCAAAATTGAGAAATCATTAGTACGTACTGTTGGTGATTCAAACCTTCTAAACGATATGACCTCAGAGATTTCAAAATCTCCTAATATCCCGTCACTACTTACTCAAGTTATTATGCTTGATGATGAGTTCTTATCTACTAATATCTTCGAACATGACTATGTTAAAACCTTAGTTACAATGCCAGAAGACAAAGCGTTCCATGAACGTGGTGAAAACTTTGACCAACGTAAGACTGTAGATACTAAGTTATTTAAAGTACCTTCTTGGGGTATCCAATCTCACATCCGTCCTACTGATATGAAGCGTACTCGTAAAGCTGGTACTGCAAATGAATTAGAGCGTGTTGAGACTTTAATCAATGAAGATTTAGCTGGTATGCGTAATAGTTATGCTTTGTTAAACGAGCGTTCTATTGCACACCTAATCACTACTGGTACTTCTTATGTACCAAATGGTTCAGCACCTGTGTATGACTTCTATGCTGAGTATGCTGGTCTTACTGCTGCTACACGCCCAACTGTTGACTTCAAGTTAGGCACTGCTACTGAATACCCATCAACTGCTGGTGAAGAAGCTCGTAGCATCATCAATGATAACTTACTAGATGGTCAAACTATTGGTGGTTATATTTGTTTATGTGGTAAAGACTTCTTCAACAAACGTGTACATCACCCGAAAGAAGAGCAAGCTGTTGTAGACCGTTCAGGTGCTATAGGTCAAGACCCTCTACAAAAGCGTCTAGCTAACTACTTAATGCAGTATCGTCAATACATGGGTTCTGATGATGTGTTATACATCCAGTATACTGCTTCAATGGGTGGTTCTCCACTGATTGCTGCTAATGAAGCTTATATGATTCCTGCGGAAACTATGGGTCTTATCAAGCGTGTATATGCTCCTGCTGAAACTATGCAGTATGTTGATACAATCGCTGAACGTGAATACGCATGGCGTGTAGACAACGAGTTCACTGGTACTCACTTAATGACAGAATCAAACTTCGGTTTATTCTTAGTCAACCCACTAAGTGTTGTCAAGTGTATCAGTTCTACCTAATCCAATCTGCTTAATCTAAATATGGAGGGGCGTAACATTACGTTACCTCCTCCTTTTTATTCGCCCTTTAAGGAGAGCTTCAAATGATTGACATAGACTTCTCAACTCCGATTGGGCAGGTTAGAGCTAAGATTGGTGACCCAACATTAGATATTATAACAGACAATTCTATCACCTCTGCATTAACAGCGTCCAATGATGACATTGATAAAGCTTCTTTATTATTAATGCGTATGATTGTTAGAGCCTTTGCTACAATGGCAGATAGAGAACGTGAAGGTCAGGTAGAGATTTACTACACCAAACTTTACGAAAGATACAAACAAGAATTAAAAGAATTAGAACGTAGTGTTGGTTCTAAGTATGGTATCCCAGTTTATATTGGTGGTACATCTTTAGAAGAACGTAACGTTAACTTGAATGACCCAGACCTATTCACTGTATATGACATTCCAGCTTGGGATCAAATAATGACAACTCTAGCTAAGAAGTTTGAGATAGTCTACTAAGGATGGAGTTATGAAGTTCACAGGTAAAACAAGTAGTGACATGAAGCCCCTGAATGAGCTTCTAAAGCGCCTAACTAAGCTAGACACCACTCACGTAGAGTACGGATACGATGACACGATACACAAAGGCTCAGGGCTTCCTATAAGCACACTAGCCGCTATACATGAGTATGGTTGGTATGGCAACCCAGAACGTGACTTCATGCATCAGACTGATATTAATATGCGACTCGAACATAGTAGTAAGATGATTTCTGATGTTGAGGAGTATCTTTACTATGGGGGTAACATTGTCAGCCTCTATACCCAGTTTGGCAAGCTTGGTACAGATATGATTAAAGAAACAATATCTTCTGGACACTTCACAGAAAACTCTGCAATGACTATTAAATTAAAAGGTAGAAATGAACCTTTGGTCGATACAGGTGAACTTAAGAACGGCGCTAAACATTGGGTCATTAAGGAGCCAGTTAAATGAGAATAGGAAGAAACAGAGGACTCAGTGGAATACCGAAGGTCACTCTACAGGGTAGACATCCTACACAAGAAGTGGATTCACGTAATAGGCCACTCCCACGATCATACACATTGTTTGATGCTTTAGTTTGTACATATCAACCTTACACTGGATACGACTTACAAGTGTTAGAGGACGGATACAATACCAGCAGCATATACAAAGTGTTTACAGAAACTAAGTGTGTTGTAGGTAAAGAAGGGACTACTGAATTATCAGATGAACTACAAATTGATGGTGTCTGGTTTAAAGTGGTCAAGAGTCAGCCTTGGCAAGTAGGTGTGCGTTCGCATTATTGTCTCACAGTCGTTGAGATTGATGAGGTGAATAATGGATAACTATAGTATAGCCCTAAAAGAACTAGAAAATAGAATTTATGACCTTGTAGCTGAGATTACAACACTCCCCGTTAAGTGGGCAGAAGATAATACAAACAAGATTAATGCCCCACAATATCTCCTCCTTAAAATACGTAATCTAGTAGAGAAAGGGATTGGGGATGATGTTGGTTGGTCAGATACATTAGATAAGAAGATAACAGCTAAAGAGTGGGAAGTGACAGTTGATATAGATTGTCGCAGAGGTAAATATACCCAAGCCCAACTAGCAAGAATTATACATGCATTCCAGAAACATTCGGAATTATACCTCAAGTATTTCCCAGACCATCAGTTTGGATTCCTACGTATTATGATTGGAATAACTCCACGTAATGCCACAGTGGATGGTGAGAGTTGGGAAGAACGTTCAAGGGTGACTTTGGCATTCTCAATGGTGGTGACAGACACCGATTTATATTCTGATGGAAGCATTGAAAATGTGGAATTCAGTTCAATTAAAACATTAATAGGCGACACTGTTGCAGTGGATGATACCTTGATTGTTAACTACCCTTAAACAACACACAGGAAACGATAGATGACTATTGAATTAAAGAAACGTGTTGATGTCCAAGTAAGCCTAGGAACTTCTCCCTTAACTACTCGTAGTTTTGATATTCCTTTATTCCTTACTGGTACAGCAGCATTCACAGAAAACTATCGAGTGTATAGTTCACTTGATGGTATTTTAGAAGACCATGCAGATGGTTCTCCAGCTTATAAATTTGCTTCTAAAGCATTCGGTGGTTTATTCCCACCACGTACAATTTACATCGGACAACGTGGTATTACAGAGACTGTATTCACTCCTGTTGTTGCTGATAACACTGTATACTCATTAAACATTAAGGCCAATGGTGTAGATGGTTTTATTACATTCACATCTGGAACAAGTGCTACAGCCGCTACAATCGTAACTGGTCTTAAAGCAGCTATCACAGCATCTGCTGTAAGCGCCTTAGTCACTGTTGGTGGCACTGTTACATTGACATTAGCTTCGATTACCACATTATCTGCTGGTAGCGTTACAGACAACCTTGTAGCTTCTCGCACATACTCAGAAACATCTACTACCGCTGCTACACGTATCCGTGGCTTAGACGACTCTTGGTATTACTCTTCTATTGATGACCATAGTAAAACTGAGCAAGAAGCCTTTGCTGCTTATGCTGATGGTATTGATAGTATGTTCATTACATCTACCTCTGATGCTGAAGTATTCACACAAGGCGGCGTATTGGATATTGGTGCAATCCTTAAATCATTAGGGTATGACCATGTAATTACAATGCCTCATCCAGATGCAGATAGTGAGTTCCCTGAAGGTGCTATTGTTGGTGCTATGGCTCAACTAGAGAAAGGTACTTCTACACTTACGGATAAGACACTAGAAGGTGTTTCAACAGTTAACTATACCACAACTCAAATCACTGTAATGGAAGCTAAGAACTATGCTTATTACGCTGACTTTGTTGGTAGTGGCAGTGTGTTCAACTCTAAGACAGCTTCTGGTCAATACTTCGATACTATTGAATTTGCAGATTGGTTACGTGCCCGTATTGGTGAGTCTATTTATGGCATCATCAAGCGTAAGTCACTACAGGGTTTGAAGGTTAGTTATGATAATGCTGGTAAAGCGATCATCAAACAATACGCATTACAACCTGCAAAGTATGGTCAATCAGTTGGCTCAGTAAGTTTAGACTTTGACCCAGTATGCCGTGTACCAACTCGTGATGAAATTAGTGATGCACAACGTGCTAGTCGTACATTACCGAACGTGGTAGTTGAACTTCAATACACCAATGCTATTGAAACAGTTCAAGTACGTGCATACGTTAGCATTTAATAGAGGAAATAGATAATGGCTGGTAAAGAATTAAAAGCTTTTGACCCAAGTAAGGTGACACTTACCCTAGGTGGTCTAGCTCCTACAGGTTATGCCCCAGATACGAAGATTGTAATCTCTCGTGCAAATGGAGTGAGTACACGTACAGAAGGTGTGGATGGTGATTTAAGTATTAACATTGACCCACGTAAGTCTGGCTCATTAGTTATGAGCTTGATGCACAGTTCCTCTTATAACGATATTATATATGCTTGGTTAAAGTCGGTTGAAGTTACTGGTATCCCATTCTTCCCTGTATATTTTGAAGACCCAAGTGGTCAGATGGTAGATACAGTGGGTTGGTTTGAAACACAAGGTGACTACACTACAGCACAAGAAACTTCTACATTAGAGTGGACTCTTGGTTTGAAAGATGCAACATTACGTCCTATTGCCACTGGCGGTGTACTAGGTGCTATTGAGGCCTTCACTGGTATCAATACACTAATTTAAAGAGTCATGTCAAGGGAATGGATGCCCTATTTCTTTAAGCTTAGATTAGCTTGATTAATATAAAATGACATGATAACAATTGGAGAATACAGACATGACAAGCTTTGCAGGAAATATTAAACAAGAGAAATTCACAGTAGGTGATAAGAATTATCTTCTACAGAGTTGGGGTGTTATTAAAGCAATTAAACATTTCCCAACAATTGGTAAAGCATTCGCAGTTCCATTGAGCTTCTTATATAGTTCGATGGGAGATGAAGAAGCATTACGTGAGGCAGTCCCTCAAGCGTTCTATATGTTATTTGAACAATTAGAAGCACAAGATGTAATGGAATTATTTAGCTTAATCCTATCAGGTGTTACAGTTGAAGGTCAACAAGTTGATATAGATAAACACCTAGGCAACATTGATGAACTATTCCAGTTAGCCGCTAAATCATTAGAGCTGAACTATGGCTGCTTAATGAGTGGAAAGGGTTTCAAAAACCTTCTGGGAGTAATGGTTCCAATGCATCAAATGACAGCTCAAGCATAAGAATATCTCAGAAGGCATTAAAGCTTGTCAATGATACAATGTCATTGTCATTCCTAGACCTAATGTTAGCCAGAGTTGTCAAAGAGACACATGAAAATTATATGTCTCTATCTCAAGCCCCTTTGTCTTACCTATTACAACTCACTGAGTTTTTAGATATTCAAGATTTCTTAGAAGAGGATATTAATAGGCAAGTCGAACAACTAAGTAAGAGGCACTAATGTTAGAATCAGGAAAATTAGTCCATAAGATTGGTTTTGACATTGATAGTAAATCTTGGAGGAACTTAAAAAACTTCCAGAATCGAATATCAATGTTGAAACAACAAATGAAAGGTTTGAACGGGGCAGTTGATTTCAAAGTTAACGCTTCTGGTTTCAGACAACAAGCAATTAAAGTAGCAAAGATAAAAGCTGAAGTTGAGAGTAAGATTCCAAGTGTTAAACCAGACGTTATGGCTAAACGTGAACAACGTATTACAAACCTACGTAACCGTTTAGATTACCAAATGAAGAAAGGTGGAGTTGGTATTCAATCTTCCACTGCCTTTATGAATGGTGGGTTTGCTAAGGCTGCTGAGGGGTTTAGGAAGACAGGTGATATATCTGCATTCTCACAACAAGTTAGTTTAGCTTCTCGTAAGATGATTGACTCAGCTAAATCCGCGAAGACAATGGGGCGTAGCCTACATGATATGCGGGGAATGATGGTTGCAGCTACAGCAGCTTATACAGCGTTCTCAGTGGTGCAGAATGTAGCCAGTACTGGTATGCAGCTTGAGTCATTGAAAGCTGGGATGAAGGTGTTTGCTGGAAGTGATACTAAGGTACGTTCTGAGTTTGACTACATT